CCATGTAAAATATCTTTGGTCCTGCGATAATTTTACAATATTAGCCTCTGTTGCTTTTATTGCAAAATTTCTTAATTGTACGTTTTCATCATTCGCCAAATCAATAAATAATCTGGGGTTTCTTTTAGCAAACAATAGAAGATCTCTTTTAATTTCTTTAGAACTCATTGAGGATACATTAGATCCATTTTCAACCCGCATTATAGCTTCTGCCATATCAATATCTATTGCTTTTGCCAGGTTTAATGCCTCAATTTCTAACTCAATTGTTTCTAATTGATCAGTTGCTTCCATTACAGTATCTACTTCGGCATACCTTTTATTTAAATAAGGATGATATATAGATAGTAGTTTCTGCAATGCCTGATATTCTTTTGGAACAAATAGGTGTCCGTTTCTAAATAATACGTGCCCTAGTGTAGCTTCGCCCTTTTGTTCATCTCTTAAGGGTGAAGGCATATTAGTTGCATACCTAATTTCTTTTTGTTCATTTGTTACGGGGTCAAACCAAAGTAATGGTTTATTTATTTTGTGCCTAGTGGGAATTACATATGTTAAAGGCGATCTATTTCCCGTTAAATAATAATGCCTGTCTTTAATTTCCCAATTTGTAATTTGAGCTGTTTTTTCTTTAGCCATGATATAATAAAATTAAATAATTAATAAAAAGTAATAATTACCCCTGTCATTACAACAGGGGTAAGAATTACATTTGTTTGGTATTAAGAGTTTTTGAACAATACAAAGTTGTTAGCGCCTTGTACACAAAGACATCTTTCAGATAGGAAGTGTACTTCCATAGCGTCAAGATCTGATGTATAAGCTCCTCCAACAGAACCGGTAATCCAAGACTTCATTCTACGGTCATCGGCTTGTGAAGCGCGGTAACGAACATGCAAGAATGGTCGGCGGATATTAGTTCCTAAGATTTGATCATAAACTGTTGAAGTACCAGCAGGAATAAGAACCCCGTCGATAGAATCGGTGTGAGTAGCAAATGCTGCAGAACCTCCACGAGTAGAAGCGTCATTCAAATATTTCCAATCAGTCTTATAGAAATCATAAGATCCTCTGCGGAAACCATTAAATCCAAGATTTAAGGCCATTTCTTGAGAGTTCTCAAATACACCATAAGAGCTACCGCCTTCATAAAAGCTAGAACCAACACCTACATTAGCAAGCATATCATCAAACTCTAAGTTAGTATCGCGATCTAAGAAAAGCATGTTTTCCTCAATAGCCCCTTGAGTATCTAGATTTTTAAGAATTGGATCAAAGTCAACACTTACAGAAGAAAAGCCTCCGGTGTGGATATTTCCTCGTTGCTCGATAGCATAGAAAAGACCATCACTTCCTTTAGCACCTTGTGAAGCAGCAGAAATACCACCAGTAGCTTGGCTAGCAGGCTCGGCTTCAACTACAGTCATTTCAAGATAATCTTGGAAACGTAGACGAGTTTCAGATTCAGCTTTTAAATACCAAAGATAGCCATTAGTTCCATCTTCTGTAATAATTTCTACCCAACCAATTTGAGCAGCATCAGAACCAGAAACTTCATATTTATCTTTAATAATAAGAGGAGAGTTGCTAAATTGTGTAAAAGTAGCATCAACAGCACCAGTCATTCCTGGTTGTCCTTTTGCAAACTCAGATCCAAATACGAAAACCTTAAGAGCTCCAGCAGCAGCAACAAGGGCAGCTGCCCATGTAGCAGAATCGTAGGGGTATGCCTCTACTGTAGTATCGGTTACAGCTCCTTTTACAATAGCTTTTTGCTCAGTACCAGTTGAGGGATCCATAACTACGATCAATTGGTTTTCGCGGATAGCGTGAGCATGCTGCCCAGAACCAGTTCCAATTGCAGTGGCTGAATCTTGAATAGTAATAGTAGCGTCGTTGTTAGCTGTAAGCGAACAAGCGTCATAAGAAATGTGTAGTCTATTTTGCTCGCTCCATACAACTTGATCAGAAGACATTGGCATTTCAGCGCCCACCATGTTAAGAAAACCAGATAATGTTCTGTTTCCATAGCGCTCTACTTCAGCCTCGTATACTTCTGGCAAATATTGCTGAGCAAAGTTACCACCTGTTCCAGAGGTAAAATCAATATAATTTGTTGCTAAAGCCTGCGGCTTCGCGGTTGGGATTATACTCCCGAAAGCATTATTAAGTGCCATAATTTTTAATTATTAAGTTTAACTTTTTTTATTTTTAATTTTGAAGAGTCTTCGCCACCGCTAATATGCCTTACCTTTATGCCATTTACAAATAAATCGGGTGTTGCCGCCGCGCGAGTATCATCACTAATATTTTTTGATTTAGCGGTTAATTCTCTTATAGCGTCAGCTTTACCTTGTTCGTAAAAATGATTAATAACACGGTCGGGATTATTGGCAACATACATAGCTTTGTGATACCCGCTTAGATCGGCTAATTCGCCTTTATTGTTTAAGAACTTCTTAACAAAATTATTAAGGTCTAATTGAGTTTCTGCTACCGTTGATTCATCTCTTATACCGTACCTAAATTTCTTTTCGCCTAAATTGAAATCAAAACCTTTGAAATCTTGCGTAAAATAATCTTTTGTACGTTTTTGAAAATCAACAGTACGCTGCTGTATTGTTTTTTGCTCCTCGTTATATCTATTAAAAAAGTCCATAGCTTTTTTCTGTTCTTGAGTAACGCCGGGTCTCAACTTGATTTCGTCGTAATATTTACTCTTTAAACCTTCTAAAAAGTTTTTGGCTTTTCCAATTTCTTCTTTAAATGCAAGTTTTTTCTTGCGCACCTCTCTTTCATCATCTAATTCTTCGTCCCACGAAAAATCTTCTAATAAAACATTAATGTCTTCGCTATCTAAATAAGGTTTAGTTTTTAAATAATATTCTCGCAATAAAGCTTCCTCATTTAAATTTGAATAATCGGCGTTTAGCCGAACATAATCTTCAAGCGTACCACCTGTTTCATTCATAAAGTCTACAACTTTTTGGATATTTTCAGGTAGATTAATATTCTGTTCTACAGATTGCTGAATCGCTTCAGTAATTTCATTTTCTAAATCTTTAGTATTGGATTGTATATTTTGCTCCTCTACAATTTCTTGAATTACTGGGTCTTCTTCAGTCCGCACATCTGCAACGGGGTCTTTGTCTTGCTCTCCCATTTCTTGCAATTCCACGACGGCTTTTTCCCCGCTTTCTTCGCTTTGGTTGTTGCCGCCCAACAGGCTGCTCTCTGTGCTTTGTTCTTGAATGGCATTTTCTGTTGTTTTATTTGATAAATCAACTTTTATAGGCTCTTCGGTAGCCTGATCTTGTTTAGCTTTAGATAGATCAACTTTAACTGGTTTATCTTCCTTAACTAATGTTTTCATTTTTTTTGACTTTATTTTAAAGTCACCTTCTTGTTTTACTGTTTCTTCAGCCATGATATGATAATATAAAATTAATAAAAAATATTATTTAGGCTCAAATTGGCCTAATCCGAATCCACCAAGAACATCAAATCCAGCGGATTCAAAATTCTTTGGTAAGGAATCATTTTTTCTTTGGTCAATCAACTCGGATTGTTGAGTTGCCTGTATTTTAGTTCTTTCGTCCTTACGATCTTCTTTATAAGCTTCTTTATTTTTAGCGGCACCAGCCTGTGCTTCCACAAGTTGTTTATTAAACTGGAATTCCAATTCCATTAATCGCATCTTAATTTCAGCCTCGCGCTCTAGTTTTGTAATTTCAAAATTAGTTTTACCTTGCTCTAATTGTAATTTAGATTCAGTAAGCGCCTGTTGTTTTTGTAGCTCAGCTAATGCTGCTGCCTCTGAAGCTTGAGCATTTGCTTGGCCTTGAGCTTGTATATTTGCTTGCTGTGCGGCTTGATCTGCTTCTTGTTTTTTACGCCGCTTTAGTTTTAAATATTTATTTGCAAGGTCAATGTTATTAATTCTTTGCAAATCTATAACGTCGTCTAAATAAATAGCGCCAGCTTGTAATGATGCTTGGATATTTTGCTGTAACTGAGCTTTTTCTTCTTCATCAGGCTCTAGTTCTAAATAAATACCAAAATCATGCAAATGCAGGTCAGATATTTCCTTTAAGGTATTTACATTAAATTCATTAATACTTTCTATTAATGAAGATTCTGTAAGCGCAAATTCAAATATATCTTTTGCTTTTAGCGAAATATTTTCACAAAGCCTTAACGTAACATAAGATGCAGCTTGCAGAATATGTCTAGTAGCTGTATTAGAATTAGCCGCTGCTAATTTTTGCAATCCGACTAAAGCATTTTTATCTGGCGTACTGCCATCTCTAGCTTCATTAAGACCCGTTACATCACGGATCATTTGCAAATAATATTGATAAGTGCTAATTAATGCCGCTATTTTTGACTGACCAGATGAGGTTTGTAATTCTTGAATTGGAACCTTACCAGGATTCATATTACCATCCTGCGTAAATGAGCGCCCAACGATACTACCTGTTTGGAAGTACATGTTCAGCGCCTCAGCCGGATTGTAATTTGTACCGTTTCCAAGATCTACTTCAGCTAAGCCATCGGCATCTAAATATACACCATCAGGTACCATTCTTGACATTACCTGTTGTAGCTTTAAATGCGTAAGCTGTATCATATCAGCAAATCCAGTAATGCGGCTTACTAAACTTTCAATTTTGCCTTTATACATTCTGGGTGCTACTAAAGTGTAATTCATTTCAACTTTAGGAGAATCCGCAAATGGTCGCGTCATATTTTCGGCTAACTTCCAGGAAAGCATTTTTTCATGCCCCAAAATTTTAGCCCCCGTATATAAAACCTCTATCGTTCTTTCTACCCTATCAAAATTATCATTAATCGGAGGGTTGAAATCATCTGTTTTTTCTAAAGCTTTTTCAAGCCCAAATTCAGTTCTTTTTATTTTAAATACCTGTGTCATATATGTTTTATATTCAAAATATATAACGCTTATGGTATTATCATCATTTTGCCCAAAATAATTTCTAATATAATCAGAATTACCAGGGTATTTTTGTATTTCTTTTAAATCATCCGGCCCTAAATGCGGAAACTGCTTAGCTAACTCCGGCAATGAAATTTGCTTAACCTCACCTATATAATATAGATCATCAAAATTAGGATCTTCTGTATATGAATAAACTAAGTTAGCAGGATCAACATATTTTACTTGTAATCCATTTGATTTATTGTATTGAGTTTTAGCAGCCCCAATTCCTAATATAACTAAATCTTGTATTACCCTTTTTCTAGTTTCTGCATATTTGTTTTTATCTAAACAATTATTGATTAGCTCTTCAGTCGCTAATTCTACAGATTCTTTATAGTCAAGCTGCATGTGCAACTCAAACTCTTCTTTATTTTTAGGTAATTCGTCAGGATTTGTTGTTGAAAAAAAGTTATAACCAGTAACCTCGCTTAATTGTTTTAACTGATTATAATTTTCCATATCAATAAGCAAATCTGTAGCATACTGTGTTTTTTTCTTTTTAGCTACAGGGTCTTGCGCGTACGCTTTAATCTCATATTGTCTTTGAGATAAACCATTAGCAACAATATCTACAAATTTAGGAATAATAGGGACTGGCTTCCAGTCTAAATTTAAATAAGACAAATCGCCATTAATAGATAATTCATCTTTATATTTTTGTACAGATTGCTCTCCTCTTGCGTATAATCTTCTTCTGTGAAATTCTTGAAAATTAGCAGTAAACCTATCTCCACCGCGATTATTCCGGAACCACTCGTTTTCAATAGCTCGCGCTACCTGCAAACCATATTCTAAAGTTTGCTTTTCCTCATTAGGTACTACCTGGTCGGGAAAGGAGCTATTATAATTAGTGTAAACCATCTATTCTATTATTTTTGAACTATAACCTTTGTTATTATATTTTTTAAACCCAAGAGGAACTTTAGTAATTACTTTATCCGCAACTGGTCTATATCTGTCTTTGTTACAAGCCATTATAGCTAGCCCAGAACTAATAGTTGCATCATGCTTTGTTCTATTATTTATATTAAACCCAGCCCAGTCCTCCAATGTCTTTTGGAAATACATGGAACCGTATTCCGATTCGGACAATAGTCCTACATAATTTTCTATATAACTTTCTATAGCCGCAGCGTGTGCTTGCTTAATGTCTTCGCTGGTATTTGGTATACCACCTATTTCTTTTTCGGTAACAGAAAGATTATTCCAAACCCTATCGGGTCTATTCATTGAAAAACCTCTATATCCTCTTCTTTTAAAATAATATAGAAGCCTAGGCTTATTGTTTTCAGCTAATATTGGCATGCCGTAAAACACGCAAGCCATTAATACATCTTCGAAAAATATCTCGGTAGTTTGGGGCCTGGCTATATATTCTAAAAAGAAATGGTTTGGCGGAGCGTCTTCCATGCTAAACTTGGTTAACCCGTGCAAAGCACCTTTTGACCCTCTTTTATCTACCGTTCCAGATATGTCATATGAGTCACATCCAAATGCTCCTATATGCTCATTCCCCGGAAATTTTATACCATTCTTTACTATTACACAATTTTGTAAATTTTTAGGAGGCACCCAGGATATTTTAAACCTACCATTACTATTTGGATAAAACTGAACATAAGTATCTTTCTCGCCGTTTGCCCACTGGAAATTACCAGATGTTACAAACTCTTTAGCCCCAAAGTCTTCGTTAAAGTCTATTTGAGCATAAATTTTTGTTAGATTAAATAAAGATTGTTTGGCTTCATCTCTAAATGCGTGCTGCTCACTTCTTGGGAATTGACGATAGTATTCATTTAATCCGTCTTGGTCATGCTTTAAACCGTCTACTTCATTCTGCCAATGCTCAATTACCCCGTAATCAATTAATTCACCCTGTGGCCCTGTTCTAGGTTTTTTTGGTGTATTAAAGACAGGGTTTCCATAAGCATCAATGAATCCCTCGTAGTTCCACTCCATAGGTATGAACAAAGAATATAATCCCGAAGCAGTCTGTCCATTGCGGTTTCGTTTAGTAACGTTTGAATCTTCGTATAATCTTTTAAAGTTTGCTCCACCTTTATCTAATGCGTTTGACGTAGAGCCCATCATACATTTGCCAACAATTCTTGCTCCAAGCCGCAATGTAGTCTTAGTAACCCTCCAGTTATTCAAAATATTATCTGGTCTTTCCCATTTACCGCTTTCGTCGTGTACTAATAGTTTTAATTTTTCACCATCATAAGAGTTGTCGCCTGTATTTTTCCAATCAATTGTTGTATCAAGGCCGCTCAATTCATTGGCTTTTTCTCCTAAATCTAATTTTTTTCTAGTAAGCTTTGATGCTGGTATACGATATGCTAATTCTGTTTTAGGACGATCCATACCATCTTGTATTGGCCTAAAAAAGAATGGGTAGTTTATAGATATAGGTACAACTTTATCTGTAAACATTTTTTTAGCATCAGCTCCTGTTTTTGATAATATTCCATATCTTGAGTCTGATGTTATTGTTGCTAAATTAACTATTTCCGCCGACGACATAAATGAAAAGCCCGACCGACGATTTTTAAGATAACACATGCCGTAACACCTACTATCCGCTTTGCAAGCTTCCCAAAATATAAAAAACAATCTATTTGCTTCTCTAAAGTTTGGTGCGCCTACGTCAATTTTACTCCATTGCAAGTACATATAATGAGTCCCTGTTATATAGGTGGGAATATCATTATTGTAAAACCAAAAGCCTTCATCGCGTCTTTTAAATTCTTTGTCTATATAATCATACCAGTTTTCTTTAAAGTACTCTGGTTTTTGATTCCATTCAAAGACGCTTTTAATTTTGTCTAACTCCTTCGGGAAGTCGATTCTTTCCCATTTGTTATTTGGCAGAATATTAACATCTTCGGAAGGCGGTAATGCAATATTCAAATTTTGTAT